GCAATTGGACCAAGATCACCTGTGTTTACATTTGGCAACTCTAGATCTGTAGAGCCAAACTTTTTATACAACTCAAGGTCAGGCGCTACGCCACGCATATAAGTTGTAAGCACCGTTAGAATATCGTTTTCTAAAAAGTCTTCAAAATCTACGTCATTTATAAAATCAAGATCACGTTTATGAAATGCACTTGCAACCCCTGTGACAGTTTCATCTGATTGCACAAACGGATTGTAGTCACGTAATTGTCTTGCAATCTGCACCGCTTTGTCTTTTTTAAGACCGCCCACTTTCATTATGCGCTCAACGAACTGATCAAAGTTCTTTTCTATTTTATCTTTACGCCACATACGAGGGATGTACCCTTCGGCTGCAGCACGTAACGCATCGTTAGTTTGTTTAATTTCTTTAGTAAGTTGCGCAATTTTTGCGGCATTTTTTGTTGAATTTGTTTTTTGCAAACGTTGTATCTGACGCAGTTTTGCATCATTGATAATACCGCTTTCAACAATTTCATCTGTGTATTTTTTAATTATTGAATTTACTTGTGCAGCCGCCGCATCAATTTCTGGTATACCGCTTTTTTGTTTACTGCGTTGTACCTGTGTTACACGCTGTCTAAACTCTAGTATTGATGGTATTTTGTTCTGGCTTAAACCTAATACACCGCCTGCTCTACGCAATGGATTAACATTCATGCGTTTGAGCATATTGTTGTAACCGCTATAAATGTTTTGATGTAACTCACCTATGTCAGCACGATACTTTGTTTTAATGGTGGTTTCTAATGCCTGTTCAGTAGGTTGGAAACCTCCTGCGGCTGTGTTTTTGCGAAGCTTTGGAACCACCTCAAATACATTTAACAATAATGATTTAGCGTCCGCATCAACACCTGACAATACACGCGAAATAGGCGACAACATATCTCCTAATGCCCACGTTTTTTCAACACTGTTTTGTATAAGTTCTTCTGCAATAGATTCGGGCTTGGGTGGACTTGCTTCGTTTGCCATAGAACCTACCGATGCTTTACCTTCTGGCCCGGCTTCTGCTGCTTTACCTTCTTTAATAATTTGTTCAGACATAACGTGCTGACCAGCCGCATCTTCTGCGTTTATTTCTTCACCGTTACGTTTCATTATGGTTTGAAGTTTACTGAAAATACCACTTATAACATATTGCGTGCCAGCAATGGCTAATGTTTCACCTACTGCTGTTCGTACATCTCCTGTCTGGTCGGTTTGTGGAAATGTACGTCCTGCCGCTAATGTACCAGCTTTAAACGCACTTACCCCTGCTTTTGCACCCAACGCGACCCATGCTTCGGGAACTGTTATATAACCAGCAATTTGTCCAAACAACGATGCTTCTGGTGCTTTAGCCATACGCATACGTTTTTGTTCTGCGTTTATTAAGTACTGTGTGCGTTTTTCAAATTGCTCTTCATTAACAACTCGCGGTGCGTTCCACGCTCCTTCATAATATTCACGCAATGCTAACATGCCCATTGCTTCTAATCTTGCTTCTAAATCAAATTGCGGGTCCGCTTCTGTGTTAATACCGTTTTCATAATTGTAAGCAAGCTCATTAATGTTAACACCAGTACGGTTAAAGGCATCCACCATGCCATCCCATGTTTCTTCTGACGGCATATACACACTGGTAAACCCATCCCACACAGCGCCCCATGCTTCGCTTTTTGAAATATTGTATGAATTATCAAATGCAGGCGCTTCTATAACGGCTATATCATCTGACACGTCGCCAAAACTTGGGGTAGGCGGCAACATATCTGTAAAGTCCAGTATTTCTTCGCGTGTACGCACGCGATCCGACGCCACTTCTACTGTTTGTGGAGTGTTCGCTGTTACAAGACTTCGCAACAAAGGACGTAATGTCATCATTTACTCCTTTTAGGCTGCTTTTTTCTGTTTGCTTTTTTGCCTATAACAGCCAAATTGCTAGGACGATTATCTCTAGGGTTGCCATTTTTGTGGTGTACTTCTTTACCACGACCCGGTTTTTTCATACGGTTAGCTTTATTTCTAGCCGCACGATCTAATTTACCTTTTTTGGTTCCGTGTGTTGCTTTGTATTCTTTTTTATAATTGCGCGGTTTTTTCATTGCATATCCGTAGGTTCATTAGTTTCTGTTAAACCAAATCCACGTTTTATAGGACGGTTTTTTGCAATAGCGTCTAATCTTCTACCGCTTACTTCTCCTGCTACACCACCACCGAATGTATCACCAAACTCTGTATCAATAGCTGCATCGCCGATACCGCGACCTCTTGCTAATATTGCTCTTGATGCGTCGGTTTGTTTTTGTGCGTATGCGTTAGTAAAGTTTATGCGCGGCCCCCTGTTAGGCAGAAATAATTTATGCAAATTGCCACTTTCGTCAATTATAACCATTTCATAAGTGGTTTGCATTTTACCGCCTATGCCGGCTGTTTGCTGACCGTTAATCAATTTCAAACGTCCAGCTTTATACAACAAACCTAAATCCAATTCTCCTTTACCATCAATTTTATTGTCTCTCCCTCGACGATACTGTGATGTTGCTGGATACAACCTGTCAGAAAACTTTTGACCGCCAGTCGTTGTTAATAGATCTTGTGCTTTTACTATTTGATCTGCACGTTCGATCATAGCAATAGCGATTTGTTTTCCTGATATTTGATTGCCTCTATCGTCTTTTAATACTTGTTCGGGAGGCAAATGATGCAAATGCAAATTGTTTTGATCTTTTTGGTAAATGTTACTGCTAAAACCTAACTTGCCATCTTTACCGCCAAGTTTATTTAACACACTTCTAATTGCACCTTTGCTAGTTAAGTTATCTTTACCTAATGTAAGAAACTCTCGTCGTAACGCTTTAGTAAGATGTTTGCGACTTTGTTCTGTCATCACAATGCCTGTGCTATCTAAACCAGCAGTCAACGCTCTCCAAATACCTAGTTGGTCTAAACCGTCGTTAACTAAATGCAAGTTACTATTCATTTCTGCAAAAAAATCATATGCACCAGTTCTCGAATGACCAAGTAAACTATTAAATAAACCTCTAGCAAAAGTATTAATGAGACCTTTTTCGCCCATCTCATGCAGCACTTGCTGTACAATGTTTTGTCCATCGTCATTTACTTCAGCGATAAGCGTGTCTGCATCTTTTGCAGCTTTGTCTACTGTTTGATTTGGCATAGCTAACAATTTAGCTCTAATGTCATTTATTTGTGCAACATCCATTGTTGGATCTATTGCCTCGAACAATGCCGCAACTTTCATATCTGTAGGCAAAGTTATCGTTTCGCCATAATTAGCTTGTTCTGTATTGTACTGTTCTATATCCATTTTCAATTTAACCATTGCACGTAAAGTTTCCGCATCTTTACGAGGGTCGAACAGATTTAAAATTGCAGTAGGAAGCACGTTGTAATGTTTCCATTCATCTTTGTTTTCACGAAAAAACTCTGCTGCTCTTGCTGGATCTTTAAATACACCTTGTTCTATAGCATCATTCACTTTGCGGCTTGATTCTGCTTGCCACCAATCTATGTCTGCTTTCAGTGGACTTCTGGTGCCAGTTATAATGGCATTATGATTACGTTCTCCTGTGGCTCTGGCAGTGATTTTCTTTTGCAATGTTGTTGCGTCACTTTTTGTAATGTCTGTTCCATCGCTGTAAACTGCAGGCACCTCCGTTATGCGACCACTATCTGCATCTCTCGAAAAACCTTCCATGTCGGTTACTCTTGTTTCTAGTGCCGCTAAATCGACTCTGCCTTTTTGCGCTCTTGCTATATCTTTGAAATGTTTTTCATATGCTTGAGCATACAACGTTTCAAATCTACCGCTTTCTGCTCCACGAAACTTATCTCTGTATTGCCCAAAAAACTCATTAATATCTTCTGGCGTTGTCCATGTTTGTTGCGCTTCAATAGCCATCCTGCGGAACTCGCTAAATTTGTCATTTGCCCGTTCTATCCGCAAATCACCATTTACTTTGTCTGCTAATTTTTCAAATAACTTAGGAGGCAATCTTTTTTCGGCTTCTGCAAGCGACGCGACTTGTTGCCCAAGATTTTTATTTGTAAAATCTCTTACAAATTTACTATGACCTTTTAGTATTTTTGCGCTTAAATCAGATTGCTTCAACACAGACTGCACTTGTTTTTCGAATGTATCTTGCGTTATGTATTGATTCGCAAAGTCTTCAGCCCTAGCTGTTAACATTGTTTCTGCCGCTTCTTCTCCTTGTGTCATAGCAATTTGTGCATATTGCTGTGCTGTTATATAAGCAGCAAACTCTGTTCTTTTTGTCGCAAACTGTTTTTTTATACGTTGTTCCGAAATTGTTCCTTGTGAGGCAGTTGCATATCTTTTTTCTAACGCATTTAGTTTAGCATAATAATCATTTTGAAAATTCACATCCGAATAATTATCTTTGATGTTTTCAAAAGTAATACGTCTAGTTGTTTCTAACTCGTCTTCGATGCCTATAATATTTTGCTGTATATTATATTTAACTTCTCTATCTACTGTACTGTTTACAATGGGGCTTATTATTCCGGGCAACTGTGCTTTTAACTGTGATTGCACATTGGGATTTACACCACGCAACATCTTTCTTGTATATTTACCTAATTCATCTGCCATTGCTGCTGAGTTAGGCACACCTTCTTGCGATATTTGTATTTCTTTGGCTCTGTCGTAAACCGACGCTACGCTTTCTGCTACGGTAATTCGATCTTCTTCTGCATACAGTTCATCTAGTTCTCGCGCACTATCGCGCTGTACCATTCGCGCAAAGTCCCCAACAGGATTGGTTGGACGTACATATGGCATACCGCCTATGGAAAGACTGCGTGTTTCTCTCTTTAATGCCATTGTTTCCTCACACTAATAACTTGTCGCGCCTCGACCCGAAAATGGACGAGAAGAAGATACACTACGATTACTGCTTTTTAATAAAGTTCTTCCTCCCGCAAATGCAGTTTGTGCAGCACTCGCTTTAAATGCTTGCGAGTCAGCTTTGCCTTGCAACTGTATGCCTCTTACAGCACTCCCACCCGATACTCTTGCGGCTAAAATGTTATCTGCATCTCTGCGTAGGTTTTCTGTTTGTAATGCAAACGCAGACCGACTTGTTGAATCACCTCCATATGCGGCTCGTAATGCTCTGTTACGTGCTTTACGTTCTGCTGATTCTCTTCGTAACTGTGCTAACTGTCGCTGTGTTTCTAACTCTCGTTGTTTAGCTGCTTCGGCTGCTCTACGTTTCGCTAGGTTTGCTTGCTTCAAATCAGAAACAACCCCAACGGCAGTGCTTGCGGCAGTCAAAGCAAGTAAAATGGTTTCTGTTCCAGCCATTAGTACGCTATCTCCGCTGACATTGATAATATTGTAGCTTTCATTGGTTCATTCAAAGCCAACGTTATTGTTGGGTCTCTACTGTATCCCAATATATTAAACTCATATGGCCCACTTCTTGGCTTTGGTTGGCCCGGCAAGTTATCCGTAACATCCCTAGTTAGAATAACATCATCTTCTAATTTCAAAGATAACGTGTCATATGTCTCAACTATAAGACGGCTAACACGACGTTTTTTTCCGGTGAGTGTGCCTGATCTTGTATTTGCATCAAATGGCATAGGTTGCATATAAGCAAGGTATGGCAAGCCAACTTCTATGTCTACTTGCTTTGTAACTGTGTCAGGCAAATCTAAGCGACCAGCACTATCAACTGTATATGTGCCTAGAAACGCGTTCCTTGATCGTACAGCGACTTTGGTGTTCGCAAACTCTAACAACCCCAAAAATGTCCTAGAGGCCGTCTGGACGCGAATACTGCGGGCTAAATCGAAGTAGCGGGCATTGTTGAATCGCTCTAAATAAAATTTGTTGCCGCCACGTATCCTTCGTTCTGTTATTACAAAAATATCGTCATTGACTACTGTAATAGCTTTAAACTTGTCACTAGATTGTTCTGATGTAAATAAATCTAACTGACTCATGAAATGAGTTTGTGATGAAAATTTAGTATCAGATGTAGCATAGTTAACTACATTAGATTTTTGCCCTGCATCGTTAGTGCCGGGAAACCACAATGCCCATCCACGCGATTCTTGCTCACGGATACTATGAAATACTGCAAGAGAACCATTATCCATTACAAAAAACGCATATTGTTCGGGGTAATTAGAACTTGTTATAACTGCTGAATCAATTGGGTTCTCTATCAAATGACCCGCTAATAAACTAACAGATGGGCTTTCATACGCTTGACTAAGATCTTTGAAATGATATTCACGTATATTTTTACCACGACCACGTTGTACAAATAATATAGCACCATCAAACACAAATGGTTTCACTCTTTTGCAACCAAAATACGTTTGCGGTTTTACGTTCATATTGGTGGGCGTAAGCGCTTCACCATCATCAACTGACGTAAACATTTCTGCACCGTCGGTAAAAATAGTCAAATCTCTACCGGGTATTAAATATTCTATTTTACGAACTTCGGATGTAGCTGCATTAAAATCTATAGCGTCATCATCTAACGCAGTTCCAACATCAAAATTAAAAAACTGTTCCGTTTTGCTTGCTAACAAAGCTGATGGTCGTGTCCGTGGGCCATTAAACCACAAACGACCTTCTCTAAAACAAGTTGTAGATGGATAACCGCGCAGATCACTAAATAATGGCTCTCCCCAATCTAATGTATTGGTTGTGCTGGCATATAGTGTTGTGCCTGTTGTACCAAAATCTTTTTTAATAGTAACAGTAGCGTCTTGCAAAACACCGCCCGGATGCAGTGCAGTTACTTCTACTTCTTTCAGTTGATTGTCAGATGGGTCTAAAATGGAAATACGCAAACCTATATGTTGTGTTTTCCAAAAATCTGTAACCCCTGTAGAACCATTATTACGATAGATACCAATAGTAATACTGTCACCAGCATTATAAGTAGGGTTAGATGCAGGATTATTAGCGCGTAGATGCGTGTCTGGTGAAACAAATTTATGATACGGCTGAAAAATATATTCACCTTTATCATCACCATCGAATGTAAATTCGCTAAAAGTAAACTCATCTTGTCCAATACGCTTTAAAATATATGGTGGAATGTTTTCATGCACTATAATCATAGTGTCTGCAAATTGTGTAAAATCTAGTGCTTTAGCAGTTTGCAAGTTGTATGGTGTAAATATTTCTTGTATTAGGTTCCAGTTTTGTAAATTTTCATAAATGCGAATTTTGTTTTGCACAAATACTAAAAGGTAGCTTGTATTTTCAGAAAACACGAAAGGCACTAAACGACCATCGGCTGGTAGGCTGTCTACAAAATCTGTACCGGGCCTTGTTTGTATTCCACCTTGCGCTAATTGCCTAAAATTACGCATACGCAAAGCGCCTTGCACATATTGTTTTACATCAGTGCGTCCGCGCATACGAGGGTCTAGTTCTCCGCTACTAAACGTAGCAATGGTTGATTGCGCTATAGCCATTATATCAACCCTTCGTTACCCGACCTTTGACCTCGCCTTGCACTCATCATCTGTTGTGTGTTCAACACTCTTGGAGATGACTGACCGCCATCTTGCGCTCTTGCTTTTCTGCGATAGGTGTCCCCTGCAGCCAATAACATTTTTGACTTTTCCTCATTTTCCGTAAGAGATAAGGCAAAGATACCCGCCAAACCAAATATCACGGCCATACGGAAATGCGGAGGCCAGTTAGTTACTGGAGGCTCAGTAGTGCGATCAACAGAAATAACGCTATTACTGTCAGCATCAATAAGAAGTTTGTCACCTTCCATCTCCCATTCGCCTAAGACTGAACGACCTCGTTCTAGTACGTTCCACACCCTGATTGTGTTACTGGGTATTTGAAAAACGCCTAAACCTGTTGGATGTGTAACGCTCGAAACAAAACTTGTTACTACTGTATTGCTGGCAAACCGCCATCTGGTTTCAAATAGTTCTGCTTCTATCAAATCTTCTAGCACAGTATTGGCGACAAGTGCTTGCGTAGTTTGGTCATCTAGTGAAGTAATTGGATTGTCTCCAACCATGATAAGAGCAGAATTTACCAAATCTATTTTTGTTTTACTCACTGATCACCTACCTATTTAAAAAAGGGTGAGCAGAACGATGAAAGAGCCGAAAACCGTCCATACTCACCCCATACCCCGAAGGGATCTATCTGCTGTCAGTTGCAGTTATTGCATCCACGTCGCCTGTATCTACAGTACCACCTGAATTTGCATTTACAATTACTTGACCGACACCATCAGATGCTTTGACTAAAATCACGTCGTTGACGTTCAAAAACTCAGAAGCACCATTGAAGTAGCCAGAAGCATCAACAGTATTTTTTGCATCAGATGTTGCATACATATACTGCGTAAATCCTGCACCTTGGCATACTCGGGAAAGTGTATTGAAAGTAAAAGCCATGTTACCCTCCCTATTCCGTGTATTTGACTTCTTCGATACCATCATTGTCAATGATGACAGCACCAAGAGCCAAGGAACCAACAAACAAGAACGCAGCATATTCGTTCTCATAAGATGGTGTAATTTGTGGTTCAGCGTTCATACCAAGACCAACAGCAGAACGGTGGTAAGCAAAACTCTTACGAACATTGCTACCGTCTACATCGAGACCAGAGAATGTCCAGTATAAGAAACCAAACCAACGCTTTGCAGTAATGCCAGTAGGCCAAGGTAGCTGATCAGGGCCGATATAGTCAGCATCAGAAAACTGATCAATGCTGATAAGATCGTTCCAACCAGCAGGACTTACAGGCCAATACCGTTGTCCGTCATCTGGAACATCTCTATTACCCATGCGTGTATGTACGTTTTGTACTTTAGCAAGAGTTATACCGCCAGAAGATGATTCAGAATCGTTGGTTGCTGCATCCATAGCCGCAACTAAGATTTCGTCAACCTTACGACCTAAAGCACCAGCTATTGCTTGCACTGTTACTTGTCGCTCATCAATGTTAGTTTTTAACATATCGAGTTTATCAACAAGTTCGCCAGCATAGTAGTCTGCCATTGTGACTTGAACTTTGGAGTGTCCAAGATTCATCAATGGAACTTTACCATGCCTAGCTTTTTGCCCCGCCGTTCCTTTTCCTATTTTTGGAAAAGTATCGTCTTGAGCAGACACCTTTTTCTCACGCACTGTGTTTCGGAGTTTAGAACCCATACGCTGGAAAGCAACGTGTACTTCACTCTCAAACTGGGAGATAAAGGTGGTATCAATGGTAGGAGCTGCCATTCGACTATCCAATCCTTTAAAAAGTTAATAACAAAATACGGTTGTTCCTAGCAGATGGGCTAATCTGGTTGTTCCTTTCGGGCCAGTACCACCATACTTTTGGGCCGATGTTATACCTCTATATAAAGGATTTTTATTACTCTACGCACAAAAGCTAACAATTCCACTTTCTTAGTGCTTTATTAATTCTGCTATTAGGATCTCTAGCAGTTTTCGCGCTAGTCAATTTACGCTTCATGCCCTTCATGCGTGAGCAAAAAGACTTTCTTCTTTTAGCCGCTTTACTACCTTTTTTAAGTTTAGACGGCTTTGTTGTTACAGGGGCTTTCAGATTGCCACCTGTTTTTCTATTGTAACTTGCACGACCCCGCGCGTTTAAGCCACCACTTTTGCTCTTTCCTGCTTTCCGTTGCCATGCAGGAGTTTTAGCCATTTTTTATTTCCCTACTTGTTTTTGTGCCTTTTTATGAGCAGCCGTAAAACTCATTCCATTTTGCAACATCAATTTTCGCATCATCGCCATATGTTTGCTTGAGTGATGAGCGCTGTGTCGTTTCAGTGTTGCCTTTTGTCTATCTGTAAGTTGTTTCTTTTTTGTAGCCATTACGCTCTCTTTTTACGTTTTTTCGCTGTTTTAGCAGATTGCACAAATGCTTTTTTAGTAGGAGCGCCTTTTGTTCCGGGCTTTCTCATTTTTTCACCACTGCCAGCTTTAATTCTTTTTCGTTTTGCATGAATGTTTGCATAAAGTCCGGGTCGTTTTGCCATTTATCTGTCCCTGTCTCTAAGATTGTTAACTAAATTAAATAGAGTTTCTACTTTTTTATTTAAATGTTCAACATCAACTTTTGTTTTTATAATCGCGTATACCATACCACCCAGAATCGCGAAAGCTGCGATAGCCGTATTCAGCAAGTCAAGAGCGTCTATTCCTTCCATTATGCCCCCGGTTTTTGTAGAATTTCTCCATGATCCCCTCCATCTGGCAAACAACTATGTCCTGATGGCGTGTGTACTACGGCTGACCATTTAAGAGTTTTTTTATTAACCCAAATTTCTGTTATATGGCCCCTTGCAGATAAACCACGCCAAATGCGTTCTTCCCCTAAATTTTTTAATTGATCGATAGTTTGTTGCGTTGGCAAACACGGCAAATAACTATTCATTTGTGTTTCCATAGCATCATCTAAATCACTAGTTGCCTGAGAGTCACGGAACGTAAAGAACAATATAATTATTGCCAATACAAGAACCGTGACTTCAGACCACCTCATTTACTTAACCATTCTTTTAGCAGGTTTTTTACGTTTCTTTTTGAGCGACATCTTTGATGTTGGGCCGGGGTAAGGCTTAACTTTTCCCCCTTTTTTAGAATAAGGCATAGTAGTATTCCTCCGCTATCAGCCATTTTGTAAACGTTCAAATCCTTTTGTAACACGATCTATTAGTTGTTGATCACGCACACCTGCAGCACCCCAGTATTTTTCTGTATTCATAAGTGCTTGCAGTTCTTCTAACGATTCTGCCACTGGCGTAGATTGTTGCCCATTAACATTATTTGCTGATGTTTGTGCCAGACTCATCATCTCTTCTATTGCTACCACGCCCTCTGCGGTAGTTGCTAACATATTAAGTGCATTTTTAGTGTCTTCTGACAGTTTCGCGTCAGCCCATGCGTTTATAGCATCTATTCTAGTTTGACCGTCTTCACCAAGTTTTGCTAGTTCTTGATCGACATTTGGACCATTTGCTTGCATGGCTTCCACATAAGACTTGATCCCTGCTTGGAATCCGTCGTTATCCATACCCATTCCATGCGCTTGCTCACGCCAAAATGACAAAAGCGGGTCTCCTTCTTGGAACTCAACACCCTCCAACTCAGGGAGCGTATAATCCGACGCATTTTCTGGCCTGTTAGCAAGACTTTCAGCTTTAACTTCAGCACGAAGATCATCCATCTTAGAGTGAAATTTTTGCTCCAACTGAGTATATGACTCGCCAAATGTTTGAAGCCTAGCCTCTCCTTTGTCTGCATCCCAAAATTTTTCTGGTACATACTCAGGTCTACTAGCTATCGACTGTTCTTGTGTCTCCACTGACTCTGTTGTTGGCTCTGGTGAAGATGTTTGTGACTCGCTCATTTGTTCCTGTCTCCGCTGCTTTCAGTTTGTTTGATGTTTCTATTAATTTTATTATGTCCGCATATACTGATCTTCGACCCTCCATATATACGGCTTCTGAAGGATCTATTGGCGGTTGCAATATGGTATTCATTGTTATTGACCGCAAATATTCTAAAACTATTTCTCCGTCTTTTGATTCAAAAAAATTTGTTGCTAAATGTGCTACTGTACTCTTTGCTATTTGTCTATTCATATAGGCGGCTCTCCACGTTGTTGTTCCAATACAGGCGCTAATTGCCCGACAGTTTCCTGCAATAATGCAGCTTGCTCTTCTGGCTTGCGTAACAAGTCCAAAGGAATTTGTTGTTTTTCTGCATACCATTTAGCAGCTTTATCTTGATCAACAAGCACTTGTAATATCTGTGGGCCGAAAACACTAACCATACGCTGCAAAAACTGATCCATATTAGTTACATCTTGCATACGTTGTGCTGTAGCCAATGGCGACTGCGATACAATCTGTATTTGTTTGCCATCGATTGTTGGTATCTTAATAAGACCTTTATCTTTTAAAATATAGATAACTCGCTGTATTACAGGTTCAACCAATTCTTTCATCAAACGACCAAAAGCTGGCCCAATTTCATTAGCGAGTTGAGCCATACGTTCTGCAACCTCTGTAGCCGACATTGGTGTGGCTTCATGTGGTCTACCTAGTTGCTGATTGTATAATGCTTTTTTAATGTTATGACGCATATCATCTAACACTAACTGCCCTACATCGAATCGTGCAGGAGTTTGCAATGGATCTATACGAGATCCGGGGGCGCGAGGGATGATGATTCCCGGTCTTAAGTTAATGCTATCTGGATTTATCACCCCGTCATCATCCGCTTGCCACATTCCAGTTACCGCCATATCAGCGTTTTCTAGAATTAGTTGCACTGTTAAGTTACAAGTGCGTATTGCAGGAAGAGCATTTATAACAGGGCCACGACCATAACTTTCGCCAGCAGCCTTGCTCCATCGGAACAATATCCAAGGGTTAGATCCACGACCCTCGTATCGCTCTCTGGCTATTTCTTGCTCTATAGACGGTATATGCGCTACATAATCCCACTGTCGTAAATTCGGCTTACTACGATCTCGCATCGTACTTTGTACAAGTTCTATACGATCATCTGTATAATTTTTTGACTTAATGACTTCATATACATCTTTTGGAAGATCAGGATACATAATCGGTAAATGATCTACTTTACAAAACTTCCTGTAATGTATGTCATCGATTTGTCCATCCGGGCCATCTTCGATAGCAATTTCTGTAAGTGGTATAGCACGAAACCTTAAAGGATCTATTGCATCTCCGGGCATAACATGAAGTATTCCTGTACCAACTGCTAAATCATGTAGCGCTTCATTTACTTCTTGGTCAAAATTAGAAGCAGCAATGTAGTCAAATACTTTCTGTGTAATTGCTTGCAACTCTTCGTTTATTTCTTCTGCCTCATCAACATCTTCAATATCACTGCCAGCAACTAAATTAGCCCATCGACTAAACGGTGGCATTAAACTACTTTGCAATTCGGCTGCAAATTCTGTAACACCAACAACAGCAGTTTCATCAAATATTCTATCTGTACGCGATTGACCTAATGTATCGCTATAATCAAACCCTTGTCTGGTCGGCATAGTATAATCATACGCATCTTGAAATAGCGGTCTAAACTTATCTCTATTGTTAAACGCCATTTCTGCTTTGTGTTTAATGTCTTTAGGAGTCATAAGTTATCCCAACAAACTTTTTTTAGTTTGGTTATCGCCTGTACCAGCACCTAATAAACTCGAATAGCCAACACGACCACGCATACGTGCATTTCGCAATCTGCGATCCTTTTCTTCTTGCCTTGCTTGTTCTTCCTCGGCTTGACGTTGGGCTGCTAATCTATCGGCCTCTAGTTGTGGATCAGGACTATCCCCACCAAATAACTTTTTTGTAATACCGCCCATTCCATTCTCCACTTACAATTCGGTAGGTGTAAAACAAACCGATGCACCGGCTTTTTTGTACGCACAAAACAATTGCGTTGGTGTCCACGCCCAACTTTTAAATTTCACTAAATGCTTCATTGCGCTTACACAAGTAGCTATTGGGTGAAATGGTTTTTTGTACGTCGCATCCGGCTCTAAAGCACTCAGGATTACACTTTCTGTATTATAAAAATGTATCAGCATTGCATCTACGTGATCTGTTGTAAGTTTCGTTATGCAAATTCCGTATAACGACCACTCATAAAAGTACCATTGATCTAATTCGGGGTCGAACCCAAGTGCCGCTACGTGTTTGTATTTGCCTCTACAAAACACATAATCCCACCAATACATTTTTTTTCTAGCAATAAATACTAAGTACCACGACGAAATATCTGTTCCCATTTGTCATTTGCTCTTTTTTTAGGTTGCATCACGTGTTTTTGTCTATCAAACGGATCGAAAAATGCCTTACCATTTACTACGTTAGCTTTTTTTTGTCCAAGCATTTGTCTCGCTTCTCCACCACCTACAATGGCATACTGCAAAGCATCATGTACGTGACTAAATTTATTTTTATCTGGTGTATCGTGATAACGTTCAGTTACACCACTAGCCCTCACACGAACATACGAATACCCACCCTCAAACCCGCGCTTCAAGACAGTACAACTAGGATCTATCAAAAATCCTGATTTGCCTTGAATAACGCGAGTGAGTGTCCCATCCACACTATCTATCCGTAAACTTGGATCATTTGTGGGCGCTGGATACGCTTTTAGCCCTGCTACACGCAATATGCTAAATGGCGTTTTTTCGTCGGTCTGCGCTCTATAGTCGCCAGCCGGGTCTCCATATACAATTACGTCACCAGAATGGTCTGGGAATTTTTTGGCGATAACGTGTTTTACTTCTTGAGCGAATTTCTCCGCACCCATATTCGCAGCCACTAATTCTGCCAATACTATCCACCGTCCAGTTGGCAATCGTTGCGCAAAGACGGCTGCAGGCGTTAATCCGAAGTCCATACCTACGATAATTGTTTGACCCGGAGCAGGAGGGATTGGTTCTTTCGCTACGTGCAAATCTGCTGAAAAATTGGGATATACTACTTTCCCATCCACCACATTGCCAATTCGATTCATAACATAGACATCTATCCATGATTTTGTTTTCCCACTTATAAGTTTCGGATAGTACGTTTCCACGAGGTTGTCTTTGTTCTCAGCTTTATTGTTTAGCTGATAATCTAAAACTTCCCCATCGGGCGCTTTGATCTCTTTCAAGGCGCTTGGTTGCGTAAAAAACTTCCAATCGTCGGGCTGTACAAGTGTTAACGCTTCTTCTCTTGTTAAATACTCAGGTAATGGCACTTCCCCTGACATGATTGCCCACCAATGGTCTTCGTCAGGTGCGTTCGTGTCCATAATTACACCATACCACGTAGGTCCACCGTCTTTTTTACTTGGGAATCGGCCAACACGCATAGTACACGCATCGATAATAGATTTAGGCACTTCTCTTGCCTCATTTATCCAAATGCCAGTAAATTCTATAGATAATAACTTTCTAACGTCTTCGTCACGGTCTAACGCTATAAATATTACTTCTATTTCTACATCTGCAAACTTAACAACATGCGTATATGGCACTGACCACTTAAAAATGCCAAAAACATCCTCTGGATACCAATCTAGCCATGTTTTTATTGTTGTTGTGCGTAATTGCGGGTTTGTATTGCGTACAACACCCCATCTTGACCGCCTAACACCACTTTTATCAGGTTCTTGCTGGCAGGCACGTCGCATTACTTCTATACAGCAACTTACCGACTTACCGCTACCTACAGGGCCACGTACACCACGCACAAAAGAATCATCTTTTAGAAATTCTTTTAATACCGGGCCACCCGGCTTATACGAAAAATCGTAAGTTTTAGGTGAGTTGTCCAGCATCTATCAAAGCCTTTAACTGTTTCTCAGCGACCCTTGGGCCAATAGCTTCAATAATGCGATCCATCTCCCTTTCTGTCATATGACTTGCAGGATAGTTTTTCATGTGTACTTTTCTAACAACTTGCCTAAGTTTTTGCAAATCATCGAATGATAAGCTGCCTAACCAATCTGAATAATGATATGGCTCTATTTTGCTGTAGTCTATGCTCTTTTCCATTATTTTATTCCTCAGGTTTTTCGGGAAATTCTACATCAGGCCAATCTTCATGCGCTGGCAAATCCCTTAGTGCCTGTCTATATGTTTTCATTGCATCTGGCATTGTAACATCTG